TTTCTAGACATCAGAAGATCTAATATCTGTTTTTCTTTTTCACTTTTGTACATAATTAGCTCTTTTAGTGATACAAATATAATTAAAGCCTAGATATTTACCTAGGCTTTTTAATAAAGTTAATCTTTTTTATTCTTTCTTTTTGACTCATCCCAATCCGATGAGTACCTGCATGTCCCTTGTTTGTGGATCGAGAAATCGCACCAAAAACACAAGGGCTTGGGGCGGGGTTCAAGGCAGGCCGGCTGGCGTCCCATGAGGTAGCGCTTCTCGTACTTATACCCCTGTTTGGCGTCGTCCCAAACGTGAGCTTGATAGCTATCTATTTTATTTGTCTCGAAATCATACATGTCAAGGAGAATATTGTTAAGTTCCTTGACCGATCTCTCTACTTTCTCCTTATCTACCTTCACGTTTTGATTGTCCAGCATGCGGGTAAAGAAATAGCTGCACATATCCGGCAATACCTTATATTTTCTGAGTATGTAAAAGGCGTATATCGGATGCTGGAGATTGTGAAGCAGCTTATCCTCATCGAATAACTTTCTCCCGGACTTCCAGTCTATCGTATACATAGCTATCCTGTCTTTTGTCTTATACTCTCCACGCCAGTCCACCGATCCTATGATATGTACCTTATCGTACGTCACGCCATCCAAAGTAAGGGGCTTGGGTAGCTTATAGGGCAGGACGAAGTCCTCCTCTACGCCGGCCGGTCTCGACCCCCGGATCACCTTCTCCATTGGCGTAAGATCGGACCATGCCTTCTTATAATTGCCAGCGGCGTCCTTCTCAAACAACCCCACAATCCATCTTATTAACCTAGCCGCATGTTGCATAGACTCGATCTGGGATTTTACGCTATCAAAAGGAATCTGTTCTATATCGGCGTAGTAATTGAAAGCCTTACTCATATCCTCATAAGAAGGTCTGCATCCGTTCTTGAAGAAGTACTCCATTGTCTGGTGGATAACCGTACCATATGACGTAGCCTCGTGCTTCTCCGTGGATCTGTGACCCTCCACGTAAGTCTTATACCACTTATACGGACATTGGACAAACGTGTCTATCTGTGAGTAGGATGCGGCAAGCACCTTCTCGCCGCCTATGGTCTTACATAGCAAGTTATTCTCCGGAACGATCATAAAGCCTCTCCGTATTTATGTCACGCTCATATAAATCCATCGAAATATTCTGTAGGTTATGCAAATACCTTATCTGGATAAGCTCGCTCAGGTCATCCTCCATATCCCTAAGTCCGAGATAATACTCGTCGCCAAAAACCTCCATGGTCATCCCGTGTCCACGATATACGTCCCTATTCTTGTCACTCTTAAAACCGATAGCATCAAGAAGGTTATCGTCTATCTCAATAGGCATGACATCATCTTCCCCTGAATACCATTTCATTATCCCATCATCAACCTTACGTTCAAGGATTAATGATCCACTTTCATTACACATACCGGTAACGCACCCTACTCTCCATATATCGCCAGCTTTGTCTTTTACAAGATTGCCCGGCCTTAACTCCTTAACTGAAATCATATTCTTCCTCCTCATGATCGTCATCACAATCATCGACAAGAGGGGTCTCTAGCCCCTCTTCCCAATCATCATATCCGAAATCCATTTATTTGTCTTTTAGATAATCATACAACATACCCATAAGCTCTCCTACCGTCAATTCGTGATAAGGCTTGACGTTAAGTGCCTCATCGGGTATACATTTACCCGTTTTCTTTTCCACTTCCATTATGACTTCTACAAAATCAAGGGAATCCATAGCCATATCCGTATCCATCTTATCCTCGTTCATTATCTGAGCGGCATGATCAAGACCATTAAATTCACCCATCTTCTCGAATATCGCCTCCTTGACTACTTTTTCAACTTCTTTTCTTTCCATACTAAATCGACATTTTCAATCTTCTACCTAATTCTTTTTTTATATCCGATATCCTTTCGATATCCATCTTAACATCGCCTGTGATAGCGTATTCCTTATCCATTCTCTTTGGGGGATCCGGAAGCCGGCTTATGGCGAACAACCATGCCAGCTCCTTGTTCTTGTTCTCCCTAAGATACAAGTCAGACGTCATGCCATACATTTTTATGATCGTATCGAATAACGTTGATTCCGATAAACTCATATGCACGCTATACACATTTGATGGTTTCCAGATCAAGTTATCCAATCTCATCGTATACTCACGTTTAAGATCTATGTGGGATATTACGGCTCTTACTATAGGTTCTTCCTTGAAGTTGGTATTAGCCACGAACCATACGAGCCTTTTCTCTACCTCCTTGATAGCTCCTGTATCCTTCCCCATATCATTATATACCCCAATGATACGGTCCCGGATCCCCTCGACCTCCGGTGTCAGGCCGGGCGTCTCTATCAACATCAGCAACGATCCTCCCCTTGGTGTTATCTTCCACTTCCCGTTCTTTTGAGGCTCGATATAACCAGACGCCTTATAGCTGTCTATTTTCTCTTTTGGAATGACGTCAGCCATCTCCTCCTTTTGCCTGATCATCAAAAGATACCCGACATCGGACATTGTTAATCCTGATGTCATCATCTGTTCAAAATTAATATACATAAGTTAATGAGTTAAAATATTGACCTAATCTTTCTAGCTATTTTCTCTACTATACCAGGATGATCGGTATCGTTGTATATGTTAATCAACGTGCGTAATATATATAGCCTTGTATACTTATCGGAAAGATTGAACCAAGCTTCCTCTATACGACTATTTATCGGCTTAAACATCCTCAACTCAGGTATAAGTTCATATGCTAAAACTTTTTTTCTATCCACTAATCCAAGCATATTAGCCGTTTCGGTTATAGCTGCACACATAGTTAACTCACGTCTACATTCTATAGCATTGTAAGCTCCTATCAATACCCTAAGGCCGTCTGCTTTCGATAATCTCTTTCCCTTTCTCATATTGTTTTACCGTATAAGATTCATTAGCCATACCAACCCTGCCAACTGATATGGATTGATTTATTGATTGATTAAGATGTCCTATAACCGACATCTTAGCCCTAACCGTATTGGCGCATCTTAGAAGGATTCGATAATCCTCTAACGCCCTCTCGTATCTTACGTCCACCCTAGCCCTTTTATCAGCATCAGTCATGCTCTTACATGTTCCGTCCTCCCTCAGGCTTATAGCGATCTTGTCCCGTATGATTCTGATATCATCCTCGGCTATCACCAGTTCGGCGTCAAGAACCCCCTTGTATGAGCTAAGAAGATCCTCCACCGCCACAACTTCCCTTTTTAGGTTCTCCAATTCCAATATCATTGAGTTGTCATTTATCCTTTTATACTCCTGTACTTTATTGGATACCTCATCACAGATACTCATGATCTCCTTTTCCCGTTCCCGATTTATGATATATCTGATGCTGTATTTAGCCATTTCCTTCAACGAGGATATAATTTCCTTTATCCCCATCTTATCCTCAACCGACAATACGGTCTTCAAGAACATTTCCAGCACCTTTATCACTACAAGCAGGTAATTATGTCTCAATCTCATGTCAATAAGGTGTTTCGTCATGTACTATATTGAAATCATCACTAGGCGGTATATATTGTTGCTCCAACGGGATACTGGGAGGCGGGGGCGGCAGCGTCACCACAGTCGTGTCCGGCTTGCCGCTACCCACAGGGGCATCCGAGCCTCCCGGTCTTTCTTGGCGCACCATCCCTCCATCAGGATAATATCGCTCATATCCTTTCATGATATCTACATGTATAGCGTCAATCTCCTCCAATGATCTTTGACGGACCTTTACGATATGATGGAACAATAATCCATCCACACGGAAGGATCGTCTTGACTCGCTCTTGAAACGTTCCAGATTAGGATACCATCCTTGCGGAAATTGCATGTATGAGGAGTACCCGTATCTTTTCGGTATATTTAACGCTACCATAGCCGTACATAACTGTCCCAATGTATCTGATTGATAAAAATCAGATTGCTTTGGCATATGATCCTTTGGATCCCGCCGTCCTTCGATATCACGATTGAGTTGGGATATTATAAGAAAGAAAATATTAGGAAAAGTTCTTTTAGCGATATTACACATGGTTATCAACGAGTCGATATTTCTTTTGGCATCTCCTGAGCCTTGTATCAGGGCCGTATGATCTATAGACACGAATACCATTTTTTTATCTTTGTTTATTGGCATATACTCATTCCATAGAAAATTTTGAAGCTCATCTACGGTTGATGGTTTAGGGATGTATGTTATTCTGCTAGAGTTCTCTTCTCTAAGGCATCTCTGCATTTCTTTTACCTCATCTTCTGACATCTCGTTAAGGAGTATATCTTGTATGTCTTTTCCCATTTTTTTTGATAGTGAACGTAACATCAAATCTTCTGGGTTCATCTCAAACTCACATCTTAACCATACATAATCATCTGCCTGTGGATTGATATTGACATTCATCACATTGCTCATGATCTTCTGCGCCAAATAAGACTTGCCGACTCCGGGTCTAGCTCCTATGGCTACCGCATGCTGGGGGTAAAACCCCCCCAGCAAAGCCTTGTCCAGATAAGGATATCCGGTATGAGCCGGCAGAAGTTCCCCCGACTGATACTTTCTTATTCTCTCATAGGCATCCATGATGATCTCCTTGGATGACCTCCATATCCTATCCTCACTCATCCTCTTGCGTTTCTATCGCCAGCCGTATCGGATTTAGATCCTCTGTTAGCTGATCTTGATTTATATCTTAATCCCTTAGCCGTATGGCATAGGTCCTTCCCTTTCCGATAAGCCTTACCCTTCAGCTTATCGGTCTTGTAATTCTTACGACCCAACTCCCGTCTCTTGGCTTTTTGCTCAGGTCTGGCGTTGATCTTCTTGTCCGTCTCAGCCTTCTTCTTTCTGGCCTCCGGATGTGCCCTATAGTATTCAGTCGATCTCCCCATCCTCTTCGTCCTCCTCGTCATAATCATAATCTTCTACGATAATATCCTCTCCATCCAGATACGAGGCTTTATCTCCGAGTCTGCTTCTCATGCTCTCGTAAGGATCATCTCCATCCTTTATTTCCCACACACATACGTGTGGACCTATTATATCGATTAGCATATTAGCTTTATCCTCGCTTATGCCTTTTTCTATCATCTTATCCCTACATTTGTAAAAACCACATGTCTTGTTAAACACTGATCCTCCTACATAAAACCCTGTCTGTTTGTGAATGAAAATTACTTTCATGTTCTGTCAATTTTTATTAATAATTATTTTTTGTAATCACCGTAACTCATGTCAGCGTCACACACCACCAAGTCAGTTACCTTATCCACTACATGGAATAGATGCTCCGGACATCCGTGGCATGCGCTACCTCCTATCGATATCGCCTTATGCCTAGGGCAGTTATTCCCCCTCCCTCCATCATATATCTGTATCCGATTATCACTATATGCCTTGATATGTCTCATGATTTTAAGTAATGATGGCAAAGACATCTTGTAAGGGGATATATGCTCCTCCGGTATCATAAGCTCACCGGATAGTTCTTTGTAAAGATCATGTCTATCCTGTCCTGTTTTTATTAAGAATACGTTGATCTCGGTCATTACCATATCCATAGACCTAAGGAGATCCGGCTTGGCTAACCTACCTACAGGTTTACCCGTAGAATCGGATCTCATCCAAGCCCCACACTTCTCGCACCCAACTTGCTTTCCCTCCACCGTATTTATCATAGTGGATGGGGCCTTGCAATACGGGCATACGGATCCGTTTAACATAGCTTTCTGGGCTAAAGATAGCTCTCTCATGCCTTTTCTTGTATTTTGACATTAAATAGATCACAGAATCTATTAAAATTCCTGTTCTCTATTCTCATATCCTCCTCATACCTGTCAACTGATTTGATGAAATCATTATAACAGTCCTCGCACATCCATTGATTGATTACTGCTACATAATAGCCCACGGATGTAGGTCTGTTACACATATCGCAAATACCTAAGCACCCATATCTGGTGAGCTTATCCATCATCTCCTGTCTTGTTATTTCAAGCACCTTGAATTTCTTGTAATTGTCAACTACCTTTGCCATTGTAAATTTGTTTAATGATAAAATAATCCGCTATATCCATTCCCTCATCTATATTGGGTTTTGATTCTAGAAAATTACTTATCTCTATATTCATCCCCCTCATATCCTTGTCCACCTTCTTTCTCCATTCGTTGAAAGCGTCGCCCTTATCCGGGTACAGGACTATCCGCCTCCTACCCAATGTCTCTATCATCTCCCTCTTCAACATATGGATACCGCCACAGGCCATAAACAACCTACTAGGGTACACGATGTTGCAGATAACAGCCGTCTTCTCTGACTCTACTATATACACCGGAGCGTCATTGGGATAGAAGTTGATAAGAAACTCCCCGAACAGGCATTGCCTAAGCAGGTAATCCTGACCGTCCAGTATATGCACCCAACATACGTGATCCATGGGAACCTTTACTCTCTTCCCGTCAGGCCCGTAGTCCATTATCTTCCCGGTCCGCACTACCCAATTCTTATCCAGTTGCCAGAACACACAGCACTTACCCCAGTCCCCGAATCTCATCATCCCCACCTTATACAAGCTAAATGCCCTATTGGTATGATACGATCCGAAAATATTGGATAGATAATCCTGAAGATCGGATGTCTCGAAAGGATTAAGGGTCTCAAACATCTTGCTTACCGGAATGCAGTTGGCTATATCTGGGTTCACGGGAGGCCTGTATCTTCTTAGCACTTTGTTAGAATCGGTAAAAAGATCATTGCTCCCAAGCTCATTGCCTGTTGGATATTTAAAATAACCACATTTATTTTTATGATCACACACCCCAAACCGCTCCCCTACTATCTGTCCGGTGGTTACGTCCACGTACGGCGTAAAACATTTATCCTTGCCGCATTGCGGGCACGTCAGCTTCCTTCTTGGCTTGCTATGATCCAGCTCATACCGATGAACGCTCTTATTGAACTCCCTAAATTCCATCACCCTCTCCTCTCATTCATGACTCTATATATATAGTCCCTCAGCGGTTCTTTCCTTATCAACTTATTAACGTCAAACTCGCCTTCTATGTCCAAGGATCCGATTCTTGATGTAACCGTATAATTAGTTTTCTCAAACTTATACTTACCTTGAAGATATACAACCGTAGCCATATTAAGTATAGGATTATCGGTTTGTCTCTTCAACTTATATTGACTTGTCTTAGCGGTAGGATCACCCGGAGCGAAGTTATATATCTCCTCTATCTCCAATATCTTTCCATAGTTCTCCAGTATCATTCTTCTATATAACTCAAGTTGGAAAGCATACTCGTCATAGAAATTGCCTTTCCTGTTTGATTTGAAGTCCAATATAGCGAATATCCTCCTGCATCTCTTTATCTTCTTTTTCTCCGTCTTAGGCTGACCTTTCTTGGCTCCCGTCTTATAGAACTCTCCTGTCTCGACCTCTATCTCCACCATCTCCGGCTCGCTATCCATCTCCACCACGGCGTCCACCGAAGAAGCTACCTTCAATCTGCTTGACCTCAGCATCTTTTCGATCAATACCGGTTTAACATGTCTTTCCTTGCAGAATATAGCGAATGATATCAGATCCTCTATCAGCTCATCAATGTTATCCACTAATATCCGCTCCATCCTATACTTGTCTATTCTTAGCTTAGCCTCCTTGACAACCTTCCTTATCCATGTCGGGATCAGCTTTATCTTAACCCCAGTCAGATACAACCCAAACAGATAATGCATGATAGTACCTAAATCAGCCCTGTAGTTAGCGTACTCATCAGGATCCTTACCCTTGAGCCTCATCTCATTCTTCCACTTCTCCAAGGCTCCGGACGTATCACAATACCCATTGGCGATATTGTTAGTGGCTCCATCGTATATAATAGGATACCCATCAACATCCATCTCATAATATACACGCTTGCCGGCTACAGTCATTCTATATAACACAGGTGTCGGGATATCCTTGATCCATTCAGCGGCATAATACTGTTGCTCTGTCTCCAGATCATACTCAACTTCCATCTCCTCCTTAGGCTCGTTTTTAGGCTCTTCAGCAGGCTTTTCCTCCTCAGCTATATCTTTCTTTGGGATCGTTGACAAAACGTCTAATATGCCAAAGAAAGCGGTAAATTTAGGATCTGTATGATATGATCTTAATACTGGTAATGATGATCGCCAGTAATATGATGACCGATGCTCGTCCGCTATCTTACCTAAAGCCGACCATTCCACCTCCCCATCATCCGCAATAATCACATTGTGTCTCTCGGATAAACGAACTCTCATGTCATCAAACGGCTCTTGATCGCTTATGACTTCCATGATCGTCCCATAACTATATACTGTGTCACTTATAGCCTTATATCCTAGGTCTAAAAGTAATCTTTGTTTTCTTCTATCCATGATAATAATCTGGTTTTTAATTTACCATCCTCCTCGACTCTAGGTGCGAGATCCCTCATCCTTCTGGCTGCCAACAGCCATACGTTGCCAAACTCGTCCAAGAGCCGGCTGAAATCCATCGTATCTAATAGATAATCGAATCTTGTATGCTCATCAGCCGTCAAGTAGATAATGTTATCATTATCCTCAGCAACTGATTTATATTTCCGTTTAGGGTATAAGTGGCATATGTTGCTTACCCCCGGGTATGGTATGTATGCGCCGGTAGCAGATCTCCTTGTCATACTCAATCTAGCCACATGGGCGCCAAAGAAAACGGCTAGGCTCTTCCCCTTTGGCTTGGCCTTCACCCGTATCGCCGCCCTTCCCTTTGGCGGTAGTTCCCTAGCCCGGCACGCAGGGCACAACCCCTTGCTCCTTATGGCTACTATCCTGCCGCACCTCTCACATGGTAACATCCTACCCTTCATGCTTTTTTCTTTTTATAACTTTTATTAAACTCCATGAGGCTCATGGCTCTATATCTCTTAAGCCTATCTATTTTACCCTTCGTCCAATCCTGATCCTTGAAATTGATGATCGTGTCGAATATCTGAGCTAGTTCCCGGATATTAAAGTTCCTGTTCTGTATTTTCTTATAGAACCCTGACCTACTATATCCTAGTTTAGACGCCAGATAAGTCTTGTTAGATAATGTGAGGATACGATAAATCGTACCCTCCATCTTGTTTATCTCCATCAACTTCTCAGCTACGGATGATGCGGTCTCATAGCTAGCTTTATTGCTTACTATCCTCATGCTTCTCCGGGTTCCTGATCTTACCGTCAAACTCATAGAAATCCATCAACTTCTTCTCCTCCTTAATACAGGTTACCACGAAGTCTGATATAGTCCCTTTCATGCCCTCCTCGAAGTTCTTCTTGGCATGATCAAGGTCATTGGCCCGAACGATGTAGTTAAACGCCTTGCGTTTCTCATTACCCGATTTCTCGTCTACCGTAATATAATCAGCCGTGACCTTATAGAACCGGTCTCCATCCATGGCAAATAATTCCGCTATCCGGAATCGTTTGATATCAACGCTAAACTCACCGGAGATGAATGGTCTCATTTCCTCTATGATTCTAGCCTCACATTCGGTATAAGAAAAGGCATCTACTAAATACTCTTCCTTTACCTTTTTCTTCATGCCGTTCTCGGCATCGGTCTCATAAGAAACCGTACATTTAAACCAATTGTGCATTTTAATCTATATTATTGTTAAACAAAGGATAATCCTTTATCCCTTCACGAATATATCTCTCCGTATCATCATCCACGTCATAAGCCTTCTTGAAAAATATCATAGCCTTGTCCGTGTCGTGATCCACCAACGGAAGATATTCCTTTACGAAAAGAACTTTAAGATGATTCATGTGATCAATCTTGCGCCTTACATCAATTACTTTTGACCATATCTCGGCACGGATTTCACCCATCTTTTTTACATTTTCTTTGTATTCGTTTACCTGATCTTTATACTCCTCCTCGATCTCGTTGTTCTTATCCTTGACAGACTTATAAGCTTCCTTATCTTTCGTGTCAAACATCGGAACATGCCTGATATTGATTATATCCAATCTACTGCATAGCTCCTCATTGGATACGGTGAAATCATATCTAGTCCTGTATAGATCAAATTCACTTAATAACTTAGCTATCTTAATAGCATCATTCTGATCAAGAACGGCTATATTCAAGCCCTCCAAATAGTAGAAGAAATGAGATGGAGAAATAGATTTATAGCCATACGTCTTCATGACTGGAGGCTCATCCATAAACCTGACACCTTCCTCCGCACATCTTATTACGACCAATTTCTCTACCTGCTCATCAGTAAGATCATATA